GTAGGACTATTATACTCCTTAACTGCAGCACTAACCATGTCAATAGTTAACCAACCTTTCATTAAGAATTTACCCAATAGGCTACCAAACTTATCTGCGTCAATATCTATCTGCTGCATGGCTCTTTTATTCTGAGCTAACTCATCATAATAATCTTTTGCATTTGCCATCTGCTCAGATATCTTATCTGCAGTTTCTTGGTCAGCAGTACCTGTGTGTTTTCTCACCCAGTCTCCTAACTGTCCCACCATAAATGATTCACTTTCATGAACGTAAACACCAAAGGTTGCTCCAAACTTAATCATCTTATTGTATGAATTAACAAACGCATACATCATAGATAGATCAGGATCATCATTATAGTCTACAATGAATTTACCAATTGCTTCTTTAGCATCTGTTGTACACTTATATAGCTCATGCTTTATACCAAATCCGTTATTTGCTAACTCTTGTTGTATTGTATTAATAACAAACTGATGTGATATAACTGTGTACGTACTTGTTGCCACAGGCAACGGGGCGTTAACCAGGACAGACCTGGCAACGTTTCCTAATTTTCTAGGCATAACTTTAATTTTAAAATAAACTTAATTGAATTTTGAACAGCTCAGGTTGCATGGCTTTTATCTCTCTATTGATTTTATCTAGATAAAAGTTGTAATCTATATTGTATTCCTCCCAAGCTTTCTCTTCATATACATTGAATATGTGTTGTAACCATCTACCGGCTACCACATTTATTTCTCTGTCATCACCAAGGTTTCTCTTGATTATCTTATCACCTTCTTTAGACACTAGATATCTAAGGGTCTTTTGTAAAGGTTCCGTAATAACTATACCATCTTTAACATAAGTTTTCTGAAACTTCCAATTACCTCTGATCTTTGCTTGACCACAATAATCAAAAATGTTCTTGTTAGTTTTCAGGTACTCTTCAGGTTTAGTCCCGTGGACAAAGAAATCAAACAGTGCCTTAGCAACTACTGTGAAACTTTTGTTCTTATGTAAAGGTTTGTCTATTTCAAATCTACCTTTACACTTAGTTTTGGCATGATAAAATTTACCGTCTTCTTTTTTAAACGGATCTCTTGGATTTGTTTTCTGCAGTTCTAAGAAAGTATCACGGTCAACTTCTTTGTACTTAAATACACCAATGTAATTGTTTACATCAGGTACAATCAGTTTCTGATACTCATCATGCTCTAGCTGCAGGTTAGTTACTTCTTCCCATTCTTTACAAACTTCTAAATAGATGTCTTTGTATTTCTTAGGAATCATCATTTCTAGACCGTCCGTGTTTTGCATAATAGGAATGCAACCCGGCACTTTTTCCGCCAGGTTCACATACAACATCATCAAACTAAGCTGACCATTAATAGTAATACGCATAGTGAGTTCAGGATCATACAAGAAACTGTTCTCATCATTACTTAAACCGTATGTACTATTTAGGATAATTTTGTATACATAGTTTCTAGGATCTGTTTTAGGAATCTTTTTCCGCTCATCAAAGAACCATTCATACAGTTTACAAAATTCTTGCTTAGGTAAATGTGCAGGAGCCCAACCATTTCTAATAGCTAAGTTAGGATAGAAACTGGTAACATCTGATGACATGATTGTCATATGTTCTTCAGGTTCATATATACCTCTCTTAGCACCGTGGACACCACCCAAACCAAAGTCTGTCTGAACTCCTCTATACTTAACTGAATAAGAGAATGCACCTTTAGTATGCATACCATTAATCACTAGATCTTTAAACTTACTAAGCAGGTCTTCAAACTCAGGAACTCCATTGAAGTTTATGTATGGAAGAATAATATCCCGCACATGTATTTCTCTTCTGTAAGTTCTTAGTTGTTTTAACTCATACTTAGATATACCAGTTTCTTTCTCTAGGAAGTATAAAAATAGTTCTTTAGATATCCGTGGTTCAGATGCACTAAACAATGGTATGTTGTACTCTTCTGTAAGATCCCGTCTTAACCGGATCTCCTTAGCACAGAGAGTCATAATATGTTTAGTACTGCTAACATCATTCCTACAATACTTTGCTATTTCTTGTAGCTGTGGTACTGTTTCAATCTTAGTTGTATGTTCTATTGGCATGTCTTGTACATTATGCCAATCCATATTACATTGTATCCATTTCAGAGATGAACTCTTTGCAGGATTGTCCCAGTGATTTAGTTTAAATATATCTATCTGTTTTATTGATAGATTCTTTTCACTATACTCTTGGAACTCACCCTGAGTCATTCTGTTGATACAGTCCTGAGCTTTTGCATAAATCTTTTCAGCAGCTTTCTCTCCACTAACGTTCATTAACATGTCCCTATTACGTAGTATATACTCTGTAATCTGACTGTCAAATGCTAAACCATTAAAGGATATGTGCCACTGATTAAATTGTATGTTCTCATCAAAAAAATCCAGGAGTTTATCTAAATCATTCCGCAACTTACCTACAGTAAATACCTTTACCTCATCTGTTTTGTAATGCTCAAACACTCCAAGAAAACAGTTGGACAAAGTCTCATAGTCCATTACGTAATGATTCATCTACTTAAGTTTTAAATTAGAAATTTCTTTTCTGACTAAGCCGCCAAAGGTGTAATCATTACCCTCTTGTTTAGAGAGTCTGATTATTCTTACGGCAAGCTTAATTAATTTAACTAGTCTTACCATAGTACAAAATAAAAGAGGAGCCTGTATAATACAAACTCCTCTTAAGATTATTTATTAAAGGGGCTTACCGTCTGCGCCTACTAATGAAGGTTGCTCAACAGCCATGATTGTAGGCTCTTTGTCAATCTCACGTAGGAACTTGCTGTAGTCATATGTATCTGCATTAACTGCAAACTGCTTGATGAAACTTTCCTGCTCATCTTTCTCTACAATGTAATACTCATGTAAAACATTTAAGGTAGTACGCTGTTCTTTATATGATTTACCATTAGCTCTGACTTTCTTTGACGGCATTGGGTTACCATCTTCATCTAAGCGCGGTACCATCTGAAAGTTTTCTTTAGATGTTTTACCTATAACAACTAGTAATGTTGTACTAGGATCATAAATTACCTCACTATAAGGACACTCATTATTTACTGGGATTAATTTAAATGTGTCTTTGTCAGACCAGTAGCTGGTAATCAGCAGCATGTTTTTACCGTATTCCATATTCTTTATAAATTATTAATAGATTCAAAGTTAACAACTTTAGATTTAATTTCAAGATCTTCTTTAGATAAATCTGGTAATGAACACAATTCACCTACCTGTTGTAACAATGATTTTTCCACGTCAAGTATCTTAGCATAATCTCCATAATACTTCTCAGGGTATAGATAACTTTCTATATATGCATGATGCTTACTATGGTTTCTGAAGAATAAAAGAACTTTTCTTTTATACTCATCATTAAGCATTGAATACTTACCGTTAATTATTTTCTTGTATTCTGATTTAAAACTGCTAAAGTCAAAGACATATGCACCATTATTATCTGCAAGTTCAAAGAACCCGTCAAATAAACTGTGGTTTATAAGTTTCTCCTCAAAGCTTTTAAATTCTTTGTCATCCCGTAAATGATATACTATAATAAACTTATAATCATTTAGTGAATATACATCTTTCCAAGTCATATATGTTTGAACAGGAGTGACACTACTGCCACGTCTGATACCAAGAATAGGATACAAGAACAACCTACTCTTTTGTATATAATTGGGATATATTGTATTTAACCGCATTTTTACATTTTAAAGTTCTACATTTCCTTTAGCATACTCAGCTGGTAAAGTAAAATCTTTGAACTTTAAATGATATTCTGCGTCTAACATTACATCTTCAAATCTCTGTTGCCAAGACTGCCGTGTCTTGTCTGAAACTTTAAATGCATATAACTGATCATACTTATCAAATACAATAAAACGGAACTCAATATTCCATTCATCCGGATCTACTTTTACCTGCTTACTTAAAAAGTTACGAATAAGTTTTAAATAAACAATGGCTTGAAGCCAGTAATTCCAATGATCAACAGATTCTGAAAACTCCTTTAACGCTTTTGACGTTGTCTTAAAGTCATTTACGCGTACAGTTTTAGTAGGTACATCTATAACTACGTTATCTATAATACCTTTAAAACTGTAATCCTTTGACTCTGCATCACATTCTAATGCAAACTCATTGTATACAGCTCTCTTCTTTGGATCATACTCTAAGTCTAATCCAAGAAGCTCTCTGATTTCTGTGTTTGCTTTTACTACCTCAGCTCTTCTTGTACATTTATCTAACAATGCGGAGTCTATGATTGTTTTATCTCCTTTGTTTTTAAGGAAATTAAAATACTCTTCAGTTTTGGGTTCAATGATCTTTGCTATTCTTTTAGCAGGATCTTTGACATTTTGGTGTAAGTTCATATCAGTTAACACTTGGTCAACTTCTGCTTCAAAATCTGACAGGGTAAGAGTGTTGTCCCCCTTCTCCTGGTAAATCTTAAAGACTTCTTCTACAACGGCAATTGTATTTGCACTAGGTAAATTATCTGATGCCACAATGAAGTGATCATCAAAGCGTGCTTTATCTTCAAGCACTAGAAAATGTATAAGAGTACCTTCTAATAAGTACTTCTTAAAATCATCTTCCTTTTGTTTTAATACATATTCCTGGTAAAACACAGCAGGAACTGTAATTAACTTATTAAGGCTGGAGTAACTAAAAGCAAATGGTTTGCTAAAGAACTCCGCCTCAAGTAAGTTTACATCTGTTTCTTTAATTGTCTGTATCATCTTGTAATAATTCTAAACATTCTTTTTTTAATACTGGTCCCTGTGTCCAACAAAGATTATCTGAATTGCTATAGTTAATATAATCTGATGAACATAATGATGATACTAGTTGAGCATTAGCACGGGTAAACTTTTTTTGTTTACGCAATGTAGCAGTAAGTTTATTAATATCCAAACTACTTAGCTCTTTTAAATCTAAATCTAGAAAAGTTAACAAACTTCTGAAGTTTACATGCTGTGCTTCTTTTAAGTTACCTATGTCCTCACCAAACTCTTTTAACAAGAACAATAGATGAACAATACTTTTGTCATAATCACAGTTACTCATAAGCTCCATCATAAGAACTAGATTCTCAGAGTCTTGACTATTACCAAAAGCTCTAAGCTCATTGTACTTAACGTCATCTATGACAAACTGATTCTCATTAAGAACTTTAAGAATATCAGATTCCATGTAGATATCACATGTCATAGCTCTCATCTCTGGTGAATTACTTAAACCAATAAGTTGATTCTCTTGCAGACTCATGCTGTCATACTTAAAAGTCCATCTGTTTTTTATATGCTGACTTAAACTTGTACCAGTACTAGTAAACTGACTAGTCCAATAATAGTCACTCCAAAGTTTCTTACTTACAAAAATCTTTTCTATTGTATTGTTTTGGTAAAACATTTCAAATCTTTGAGGTATCTTATCATCAATTAACTGATTCATAAAGGGCCGCCATTCATTTATATCTACCGGCATACATTTAGGATAAAAGTCAAATGATGTATCTGAACCTTCAAGATTATCTGAAATAAAAGCGGCTGTTGCATTACTAGGTTTATTAGTACAAGAAAAGTTTTCTCTTACTTTAAATCTAGGTACAGAACATCCAGGAAAGAAATATAACTTATCAGATCCTGTGGCTTGCCAACCTGTCTTTACATTGAGAGCACTTTTAATGTTATCTCTAGTAAAACCTTTTACAATTTTCATTTTGATACAACCTTGTACGCTGTCATCATAATCAAATAATATGTAAGTTTTTAAATTCATAAATTTAAATTAAACGGGGGACAGGCCACCATCCCCCGGTAATTATTATTTAGTTGCTAACTCTTGTACTGTAGGATCAAATAGCATCTTCTGGAACTTTTGTTTGTTACCATTCAAGATCTTCTTTACAATATGATACTTAAGATCATCTGTAAATACTTCATCATCCTTTACAAGATATGTAATACGCTGAATAATTTCAGGCGTGATTGGGTTCTTCTCTGCATACAATACAGTGTAGTTAATGAAACGTGTAGTTAAGATACTAGCAATATCTGCTCTGTAATCTGTAGCTGCAGTTCCGCCATTACAAATTGCGCTCATGAGATTGTCCCTTACCGTCTTATCATCTTTACCAAGTAGCATTTCTTTTGGTGTAATGAGTTTATCTAAACGGTTGTTAATAAACGTGGTGAATAGAGTTGCTACTTCCGCGCCTACTGAACCTTCACCTACCATCTGAATCATAGGCAGTGAGTCTTCAAACTTTGGAATAGAACTAATACAGTTAAAGAATGTAGTAATAGATCTTGGATTCACGCGTGAGTTTACAATCTCTGGGTGCATCAAAACAAAGTTGATACATCTACCATCAATAGATTCTTTCTCTGCCCACTCTGCCCAACGTTCATGGTTCCACTTCATAACAACAGAAACAAATCTAGTTCTTTGTGCTACGTCAATAGCATTAACTAGATACTCTCCATCATCTGGATTAGCTGTCAATAAGATGTGCCAATCTTTAGGAAGCTTCCAAGAGATATACTCTTGTCTATCTACTAGTTCCATAACGGCTTGAATGAATCTGATATCAGCACGGTTCCAGTCATCTAGAATAAGAATACCTCCGCCAACTTTATCTGCTATCCATTCAGGTGGACAATAAGACATTCTTTTCTGACCAGTAAAAGTATAACCTTGTTTACTATACTGATCAATAGCATTCTCATCTATCCATAAACATTCACCTTCACCCTCTACAGTTTCAACAACTTTCTTAAGAACTTCTTTACCGTTAGGTAGAGTTATCTTTTTCATTACTTCTTTTTGTGTAGGTGCAGCACCTTCTTTACACATTTGAAACTGTCTAATAGGGAAACCTACTAAGTCACCAAGCTCCTCAATCTGAGCAAGATTTAATTTTACAAGATTCAATTTGTTTTCTTCCGCAATTTGTAGCGCAACACTAGTCTTACCCAAACCAGATTCACCAATAATTTCTGTAGCTACTGGTTTCTTACCTGCTTTTTGTATGTGTCTGTTATTGTCAATAATGTGTTGCAGAAAGTTTTTCATTTCTGCTGAGTCTAAGCTTACTTGATTCATCTTATTTTATAATTCTAATTTAATTACTTGTCCAGGGAGTTCCTCATACGCATCCCCTCTTGATGATAATACCCATAGGATATTACCTTTTGCTCCTTCTGGTGCAGAACATTCACCATCAGTAAAGTAGAATAAACAACTGTATTCTTTCTGATGCTCATTATAATAATCTATAACAGGCTGAAAGTCAGTGCCTCCTCTACCGTGTATCTCTAAATCTTTCTTAGGATCAAACTTTCCTATGTAAGATATAGCAGTATCACATTCTATAATAGTAACATCTGCACCGGTCTTCTTCATGTGATAAAGTTCATTTAGAAACTCTTTCAATTCATTAGTACTCACGGAGCCTGATGTATCTATGGCTGCTAGTATGTGCTTGTGTCTTCTAATCTTAAGACCAGGGTTTTCAGGTAACCTTTTATTGTATTTACGTCTAGACTTCTTTGTATAAGTCTTAACTGATTTACCTGCAAACCTGCGCATATAACCTTTCCAATCAAACTTAGGTGGGTCAATTTGTTTTAGACGTTCTAAAAGTTCTTCAAACTCACCTGGTATTACACCTCTGCTTTTCTGTACTTGATCAGCAACTTGCTCTACTATATGTTTAGTTTGTGATTCTATTAGTTTTTTAGTAGCCTCATCTAACTGTTCTATTTCCTCCCAGTCATGATCAGGGATATTAATCTTCTGACCATTAGGAAGTTCACATTCAGACTCACCATTACTAATAGCATTCATTATGCATTGCATAGTTTCTTCCTGCTCTTGTGCTAACTCCATTAACTTATCATAGTAATAGCGCGTACCTTTACGCTCTTCTAATTCAAGTTCTGGAAAAGTATCCAAGAACATTCCGTCTTCAGGCAGCATGGATCTCTCAATGTATTGATTGATTTCAAGATCCATAGCAATGTTTAGTACTTTCTTGTTTGCATACTTAGTAAAGTTTACAAGATGAAAGAAACCTATATGCAATAACTCATGTTTAAGAACACCTACTTTTTGTTCCATAGGTAAAGATTCCCAGAAGTCTGGATTAATTGCCAGCTCATAGTTAATCTTATTTAATCTAACGCCTGCTGTTGGAAGCTTGTTAGACCATATCTTGTTCAAAGACATCAGGAGTAAACCGTAGAACGGCTCCTTTAACATGAGTTCTTTAGACGCTTTAGCTAAAGATTCTACGTTTGTCATTCTTCATTTTTTAATTTAATTTTCATATCAATACTCTCTATAAAATTGTAACCAAATCCTAAGCATTGATCTGTAAGAAACTTACTAAACTGATTTAAAAACAGTTCCATATTTTCTGTACTATACTTATTTATAAGGATAGCATCAAAGATCTGTTTAAAAGACAAGTTTAAATTCTTACTAGTCTTTGATATTTTTTGTACAAAAGCTAGAGCAAGTGGAGCATGTTCTTCCCACAAAGCAAGCTTTGCTTTACTAAACTTATAAGCAATTAATACAGCAGCCGGGTTATCCTTAACATCATTATTAATAATTGTCAAAGCTACCACCTGATCTTCTACAGTTGAGTCCATCATTTTAATTAAGTTCTCTAACTTATCTTCTGTTATAATCATTAGTCTTCTAATTTTTGAGTTCTAATCATCCATTCAGGCGGATGTGCAGAATTGATATTATCTATCCATTCTTTTGCTGTTGGTATATAACCATAGCAATCTTCTTTTACATGTTGTTCTCCAATATATCTTACATATACCTCTTTACCATCACAGTTGGTAATTGTCATACCAAATCTTTTCTCACATTCAAAGATACCTTCACTGTGATGTCTAAAAATTCTGTGTTTGCTATGTCCATACCAGGCTTTAGTTTCATCAAACCATCTATGAATATCTATATAATCCATTGCTGAACCACCAAACTTTTTAGCTGAGGATTTTGCATGTTGCCAAGGATGTGCCATTAGTCTACTAATTCTTCTTTAAATGAACCTTCATGACCGTAGTATTCTGTCTGTGTATAGTAAGTGTTATTATCTATTATATAACTTAGATCTGATAATCTTAAAGCTATATAACCATAACCACCATCATTATTCCACCAGTCTTCTATATTATTAAGCTTGTCATAAAATAAATCTTCTAGAATTTCTTTTAGACCCGGTACGCAATTATCTATATTTATATGTTCACAAGTCTGTGTTCCGTTATCAAGAGAACCTTCTTCAAAATGTGGCTCATAATCATCACCTAGATAACTATACTCTTCTATTGCTCCAGAGTCACCTCCTCCACAATAATAAGCTACTACATATTCACATCCAGCGTCTTGTAAACTAACCTTTACTTTTAATAAATCATCTGTCTTACTCATAACGTTTAAATTTGTTTATAAAATCTGCCAAGTATGTTGGCGTTTAAATACTCTTCTTTTTCTAGAACCTCTCTTACAAACTGGTATTTAGTTTCTTGATATGTTAACTCTGCTTTAGAATAACATATTTGTATCATATACCTTTTAATAGGGACTCCTGCTTTATGTGCATCCTGAAGAACTTTATTACTACTGTAATAGTTTTCATAACTAGTTTTAGTAACCAGCTCATATTTTTTGGCCCGCTTATCTGTCATAGCAGCTAAAGCTTTTTTACCAAACTTCTTTTTTCTTACTGAATAAAAGTTCTTCTTACCAATATACCTAACAGATTTACCGTCAATGATTGCTTCCATTTCATATACAAATCCTACTGCACCTTCAGGAATCATATCATCTGTAAACTGTTGTGCTTTATATAACCAACTCATGGTAGTTCTTTTATTGTACCTGTCAAAGCTTTGGTAAGTACTGGATAAACTGCAATGCGTGTGTTTGCTATACCGTGAGCCTCTATACAATCCGCTAGATCTTTTTCTAACTTAAGGTGTGCTCCAGGAATATCAAACAACTCTTTGTATGAGATCATGGCCCTAAGACCCGCTTCATCATTATCAAATAGTGTACATACAGCTTCATACTTTTCTTTAATGGTATCTATTACTGACATAGGCAGCTTGGTATTCTCACTGTCTGGTGCAATAGCTTCTGCATTTACAAACCCTAACTTCTTAAAAGCCATAAGATCTTTTAAAGAACTGCATATAACTAGGTAGGGCTTATCAAATTTAAGCTGATCATAACCTTGTGTATAGTTGCATACTTTAAAGAACTTAAAGTCTGTTGAAGTGGGTTGATATATTTTATATAGTGTTCCGTCTTTTTTGAAGTATCCATAAATTCTGACACCTCTGACTGTAACCTTCTTATTAACGCCTTCCTTACTCATAGTAAACTCTGATAAAGGGGACACGTTATACTCCTCCAGAAGCTTAGATGATATTTTATATCTCATCCAATACTTCTTATCAATCTCTGTCCAGTTTCTAATCTTAAATGAATCAATCTGATACCGTGCTCTTTCTTCATAGATAGTTACAGGATACTTACCATTAGATAGTATGTAATCATTGTAATCATTTATGATCTTCTGAGCAGCCTCCCAACGTTTACTATAACCAAAGAGTTCTTTAACAAGAGTTAAGGCATCACCACCTTTACCTGCTGAGAAATCTTTAAACATATACTTGTTATCTCTAAAGAAGATAAACATAGAAGGTTTAGAATCATCCGGATTAAATACTGATTTCAGTTTTACATCTTGTCCGTTTAGAGTTTCAGGTAGAGTTAAATAGTATTGAAAAGGCCACGCAGCTGGCACCTCTTCCAAAGTGGAAACTATAGATGTTGTTTGTATCATAGTTAATAATTTGTGTAATAAAAAAGGGGACTTACAGCCCCCTTAATTTACTACAGGTTTTTAAATACTACAAATCAAAGTCTGTATTATTGTTTACATCAAAAGGCATTTCTTCTGCTGATACGTCATCACCAAATCCTGTTACCTCTTTAGGTTCAAGTTTAATAAAATGCTCACCTGAATTAAAGCTGATAAGTCTAGAAGGCTTAGCTTCTTCTGCCTCAATGTTTACAAGACCTTTTGCTGTAAGCTTAGGAAAGTATAGGTCATATCCTGTATAACCATTCTTCTTTTCATATTCTTTACCAGCAACAGTCATCTTAAACCACTTACCTTTGTAAACATCTGATTCATTAAAACCATCTATGAAGTCTTCAATAGTCTTGTACTTATTGTCAACACTTTCATACCAGTCATATCTATTAGCAGCCATACAAACTTTTCTAATAGCTTTAGCAATTTCCATATCTCTAGAAATTTCTACACCACTAGGAGTCTTGCCGTCTCTGTAATAGTATCTGTTAGTTTTAATCTCACCAATCTGTCCCTCATGTCTACCTTTAGACTCATCATTATCTATATAGAAACCTTCAAATCCTTCAATAGGTTTTGTTTCTACATTAAGCATTAGATAATAACCTGCATCAGCTTCCATAAAAGAAAATCTTTTTAAGCTAACGCTGTTAATCTTTAACACATGTTCTCCTGGTTGAATGAGTTTAGGTAATCCACCTCCGGTGCTTTCTCCGCCCGCATCTTTTGTACTAATCATTTTTTACTTTTTTTATTAATCAATATAAACTTTATCCCATGAAGTAACTAAACCATTATCAGTCATTTCTGAAATGATTACTTCTTTATTTCTTAAATGGTCTGGTCTTGCTCCGCAAACAATAGAATCATTAGTTGCAAAACTAAGAATATTTTGGTTACCTTTTCTATATAGATAGCCAATAGCATCTGATTGAGATGTGATTATTCTTTTCATTTTACCTGTAAGATCTAAGTCTCCAGAGGTAAACTCACCACCGGACTTTTCTAAAAGAACATCTTTAATATGTCCTACAAGAATGATTCTTGGTGCTAGAGTTTTAACATATTCTATAATCTTGGTCATAGCTTCTCTTAGATAAGAGTAACCTGCACCGTTAGGTAGATTAAGAATATTACCATACTGAGCTTTACCACTGTCTCTTGCTAAGCTACCATCAGGAGCTTGCTTAAACCAGCTTTTACCCATTGCCTTTTTAGAATAAAGAATTTCTGCATAAGGAATACAGATATCTTCTAAAGCAGTTATTGTGTCAAGTGCAATATACTTGTAAGGATTACCAGCTTTCTTGATCTCCTCACCAATTGCTTTGATATCCTCAACACAAGTTGCTTTAATTTTCAAAGCGTCTACGTAATCTGTACCACCTTCTAAATCTATGATCAAACAGTTATCAAGATCTGCAAGTAATGCAGTCTTACCAACCTTTGGTTTAGAAAAGATAATAAGATTCTTAGGGCTTTGCGTTTCAGCTTTTACCTTTTTCATAGGTAATTTAATTTCTGACATCATTTGAAATTTTTGGTTATTAATTCATTTAACCACTTCTTGTGGCTTACAGGTTTTTTCCACTGTATAGCTGCAAAATCTCTTAGTGTCATAGAATCATATGGAACATCCGCGCTTACATCTACAAAATCTTCAAACATTTCTGTCTGTTTATTAGACTCCACACTTTTGTGTAATTCTTCTACATCTATAAGTTCATCTACAGGAATTAAATACCTAACGTCACCAGTAGTAGGATGAGGTTCAGAAGCTTCATACTCTGTTTCATAATGTGGATTAAACACCCACTTATAAAGTTTTCTTTCTGGATCTTCTGGTTCATAATCTCTACTACAAAATTCTGTATAGATATCTTGTTCACCATACATTTCTTTTGGATAGAAACCTATAATTAATTCTCCATTATGTTTATACGCCATGCGGGGAATAAACTTTGGATTAGTAACACCTTCTTTTTCAAACAACGGCTTATGCTTCTCCATTAGAAAAATTACTTTTTCTCTTTTAGAGGGAGCGTTTTTGTCTTCATTATTACTTACTGTACTAATTGCCATTATTAAAAATTTAAGTTGTACTTACTCTTTTTTGCTGAATACCTGGGGTAGGCATCTCATGCACTTCCATCTTGTCAAACTCTGCTTTAAAGAAAGTCATTCTTGTATCACCATTTCTACATTTAAGAAAATGAAATACAAGAACTGTATCATCTTGTATGATGTACCTCTCTGGCCCATAATACTCAATGTACTTATTAGCAGGTCTGTTCACACCAATAACCATATCAGCGTGCTGGAACAATGCATCTCCACCTAGAATGTCTGTTTCCAAAATGTAGTTACCGTATTTACCATTCTCATTTCTTTCAGGAGACTCAACATGTCTACCTAATTGTGAAAGAACAATGAATGCTATTGGATAACGTCTTTTGAGTGCGGTTAATGCTTCACCTAAATTGTAAAGCATTTCTGTTTTGGATTCACCTTTGTCTTGTTTTAATAGATATGAGTGGTCTAAAGTGATTACCGTATTAGTATACACTTTAATTCCATCTACAACTTGTGAATGATCTTCCATATATTCTGCAACAATGGCTTTCATTCTTTCTACTGTACATGGATTTTCTACAATGTCTACTGGACATTTGTCTATATCAACTGCTTTCTTTGCGTGCTGATATAAAACATTTAAATCTGTATCTGTTAATCTGTTGTTCTGATATGCGCTACAAACGTACTTGTAGGGTTTACCTAACACTGAACAAAACTCTCTTACCTTAGATGCTCTAGCTACCATTTCAAACTGAAACTCTAGCACTCTAATGTTATGACCTTTGTTCTGTACAAAACCTTCTCTTATAATCTGATCTTTTATTAACGTTTTACCTGTACCTGGTCTACCACCTATAACTGTTAGTGAGTTCCATTCAAGCCCGTTTACACCTGCCTCATTTACTTTGGGCCATGGAGTTTTAAAACTTGTAATGGTACCTTCTTTTCTAGCATTAATGTATACTAATGCTTCTTTATAGGCGGCACGCTGATCTTTCCAAGGTTTACTTGAATTACTCATCTAAATTATCTAAATCTGTGTTTGTTTTTATCCCAACCGTAGCTTTTACTAAGGTACTAAAAATTTCTCCAATTCCAGCAAAAACTTCAATAATAATGAACTGCCAGAAAGGAATTTTAAAGATAAACTGATTGATAATAAACCATACAATACAAGCAGTTAAAAAAGATATCAGAAAGCTGTGAACTTTTTCTTCATACTTTTTCATTATACTACTTTTACTTTTATTCTTTTTTCTTCTTCTTCATATCCACCACTAAGAAGATTCTCACAAAGATCTGCCAGATCACTAAGGTTATCTTTTCTTATGAAGTATTGTGAAGTTCTCATGTATAAATAATTGTTCTTTTGATGCTCATTGATATATACAGCTGTAGCTTTTAGGACTATGTCCCAATCATATTCAAAGTTTTCAAAGAACCATCTGAATGCTTTTTCTAAGTTCCCGGTTGCAGATCTAGCTGCTTTACCACTGGGTAATTTTTGATTTGGAAACATATCCTTGTATGCTTTAATGTTCTGCTCAAACTGATCTTTCATTAAGGCTCTGGATGTTTTCCGTTTTTGGATACTAAATAGTCTTTCTATTTTGTCAATTAGGGTGTGTGCTTTTGGTGTCAGTTTGTTATCAGAAGTTAGCCAGCCGTCTGCTAGTAAACTCCTTAATTCTAAATGCATGTTAATTTTTAACGGGCTTATAGAATCTCTTATACAACACAGTAGATAGTACTGGTTTGGAGAAAGTTTGTGAACTGACATTTCATCAAACATCTCCATCTGTTTCAAAAGATCAGTCTTTTTCATATATTAACGCAATAAAGTCTATTATATCTTTAGTATTTGCAATTAAAGGATTTTCAGTTGTTAAGTATTTTTCAAGTTTGACAAAGCCGTAGCCGTCTACTGCTTTAAAACTTCCTCTTCCTCTGTACAGCTGAGCTTGCTGAAAATGCACTTCCTTTGTAATGTTAAAGATACTAAATAATAAATCTTTAGTAGGTATTTTATAAGCTTTTATACAACCGTCTTTTACTGCACGTAACTTATCTACTTGTATAGCAACATAGGGTTCATTCTCTGTGCTCAAAAAGATCTTTCTTGTTATTTGTGCAAAATGTTGAGCGTATGTAAGCTCTTCATAAAACTTTTCTTTTACACTATCTATATAGTTATTCTGAAATTCATCAGAGCATACAAATTCATGCAGTCTAACTACATAATGTTCTATCTGGTTAATTTCTTCTTTAGTGTAACTGCTTTTAAGTTCCATATAATTGTTTATATTTGCTATAAAAATACACATTATGAAATTTTGGAAAGATATCATGACTGAGGATGCCAATGATAAAAAGTATTCCTCAAAGAAAGTAACAGGGCTTATTGCTGCCGTGTTAGCTTTTAGTGCATTTGTTATAGATGGGTTCCATTTCTATGACATAAATGAAGGTATGTTTGATAGCATGCTTATCTATGCCGCAACTATGTTAGGTGTTTCTGTACTGAGAAAGTTTGCTCCAGGTGAAAGAGTATCTAACAAAAAGTAATTTTATATTACTATTGCTTGTTGTCATTGCTGTTCTTGCCGTCTTGCTGATGAGTAAGGATAGCAGTGATGAT